CTTTGATAGCATCCAGAATATCATTCTTCTCTTTCTTGACCCACGGCTGAAACTTGCGTTTCATAGATCTAATACTATTTAGATAATATTGGAATTGTAGCTTTTCGTCCAAACCGTGTCTCAAATTCATTTGATTGGCATGTAATATAGAATCAACGTGATATGATAGCGCACGATTGACCACAAATGCATTATACGATTTCTCAAAGTCTGGCTCATTCGATAGATCCTTCTTCGTCTTTTGAATTGCGGGCAATATATCCTTGAATAGATCCATTTCAATTTCTCTTTCGCGGGGCTTCATCAACAAAGAAATCTTCAAGATTGTCTTGTATCTGTCTTCTTCTAATTTGACAATAAGAATTTTCTCTTCTTTGTTTGTTGCCAATATTTACCTTGTGTTCGGAATTTAGAACAGGAATTTGTTCAAACTGTTTTGTATATGCAAAAATAATATTACTTTCCATAGCTTTCAACCATGCTCTAATTTCATAGTTCATTATTGTTTTTTGAGGACGCATGACACATAGTGCAATCTTATCTACGTTTTTCACATCATATAGTTCATGATAAAGTTTGTAAATCTTAGATTGATTTGAACCCTTCATATTAACATGTTTGATATGTGTGCTTATTCTCTTGTGAAGAATACTTTGCGACCAATAAGAATTGATTGCACCATTACTCTTTCTATCATGATAGAAATCCACATAAGATTCTGATTTTCCAGCCATTCCAAAATAAATGGTTTCTTCAATCTTATGAGGCCATTGATCATTACTTGGCAATGACTTCATTGGTTTAGTGAATGCGTATATTCCATATGGAACATTTACAATCTTTTTGATTTCTTTTCGAGTCATGAACATCCAAGATAGTATCTTTAGTTCAGACTGAACAATATCATCAGGATTAAAAATATTCATTTGAACGAACACTCCATCATGATCGTGGTCAAACACGCAACCATATTGATTTCCTGATCCGCAACAAATGCCGACTTATATTGATAGTCGGCAAGAATTACGACAGCCTGAGGAATAGACTGTGGTTGTAGAATATCATATAATGAGTCATAGATCAAACGGAAAATCTTGACTTGATCTGCATCATTATTCACACCCACCCACTTACGCATGGATGTAAAGTCTTTTTCCTTGAGATGCGAGACAAGATCCTTGAGATTGACATCAGCAACTTGTGCTAATACACCCGTGTCGATTTCACCCTTTACCGAATATCTCTGTAGCTCATTCAATACACGACGGTAGTCAGGAAAGTGCTTTTGTATGATTTGAACAAGAACGGTATTATCGTACTTTACTTTTTCGATATCGAGAATGTACTGGATTCTCTTTAGAAATCCAGCAGCCATCTTGACCTTGTTTCCATTCTTGATTTTGAATTCAATCACAGAGCAGCGTGAATGAATCGCATCAATCAATCGCGCCTTGTAATTGCAAGTAAAGATGAAAGAGCAATTTGCCGAAAACTCTTCGATTGCTGCTCTCATTGCTGCCTGTGCTTCTGGCGTCAGATAGTCTGCCTCGTCAATGATAACGACTTTTCTACCACCAGAAAAACTCATTGACGAGGCATATGACTTGATCTTGGTACGAAGAACGTCAATACCACGTTCATCTGAACCATTGATCACCATGAAATCACAACCCACTTCATTGCACATGGCCTTGGCGATTGTAGTCTTACCTACGCCGGGACCACCTGTAAGAAGAAGATTCGGAATGTTCTTTTGATTCACATATTCTTGGAATGCACTCTTGATATTTTCGGGAAGAATGCAATCAGAAACCTTCTGTGGTCGATACTTCTCGGTCCACAGAAATTGATCATTATTTGCCATTACAAATCTCCTTTTTACTTCACACCAGTATAACTACTAATTGAACACATTGCAAGAATTAAAGGAACAACGACGATCCAGAAGAATATAACAAGAGGCTTTCTCTGCTCTCTCGCCAATCTTCTTCGTTCTTCTTTTAGTTTTTCTTCTTCAAGTCTAATACGTTCTTGTTCTTGTCTAAACAATTGTAGTTTTCCGTAACAATCCGCACAAAACCAGACCGTACGATGTCTATAATGCGTTCTACTTGAACTATAACTTCTATTTGAAGATCTATAGTTTCCGGTTGTCCAAGAATTTGAGCTACTTGATCCTCCACCCTCGCCTTCCCAGCCGCCCGTTTCTTCTGTTACTTGCTCACAAAAAGCCTCGTTTTTTGGAACTCTAACATAACAAAGTTCGCAAGCACATGTTGCATATCTTTTGCGAGCCATAGAAGATTATTTCTTACTTGTAACAGTCTCGTATGCGCTCTCGAAATCGCGGTTCTCTTGAGTGTCCATTTCGAAAGATCTATTGTAGTGTGTCTTTGCAAGACGGCGCAGAAGTCTCTTCGGAAAGCCAATTTCCTCATGCAACTTGTTTACCGTTTCCTTGACAAGATCACGTTCAGCAGCAACACGGGTCATGCTATCGTTTAGCACCTCAATAGCGTCAGCAACCTTTCTGATTTCTTCTGGCGACATTGCAGGAACGCCACTATTGTTACCAATTGTTGACATATTATCACTCCTTCATCTTTTCAGTTGCAATCCAATACTTGATTGGAATATTCTTGCCCGTGAAAGTCACGATTCCCTTTGTTGCAGCTACAGTATAATTGGTCGAGATCAACTTGATGTTCTCCGTACGAAGAACAAACTTGAAGCTTTCGCCATTACCCTTAGCGATCTGCAACTTCTGTGTATGTGACGAGTCATTCGTGGCATCAAATGTAGTGATATTAATTGCATCACCATCACTCTCAATGCTCATGTTTGGTTGCTGAAGAATTGCAACGCAACGAGAAATCCATGATAGATCATTTTCATCCAGATCAAAAGTAGCAACTGCACTAGGTACAGTCAGCTTCTTATCTGGTGGACATACGATCATGGATGCATCTGTATAACGATAGGTTATCGTTGAACGTCCATTGTGACCCGACAATGTCAGATGCTTGTCATAGAAAGACAATTCTGGATCATCCTCGCTGAGTGAAAGAACACTCAGGAAATTTGGAAGATCATAGATACCAAAGTCATTTGGTAACGATTCCTTGATCATGGCTTCTACTAGAATGTTTTTCTGAGGCGAAATTGTTGAAATTGTGTTGCCCTTCTTGAAGAAAATCCCCTGATTGATTTGGGAGAAGTTCTTTAGAATGTTGATTGTATCCTGAGAAATTTTCATAATAAACTCCTTCAATGTATGAAGACAATAGTATCACATTAGTTTGGTGGAGTCAAGCACTCCAACATCAATTCAATCTCTTCTTCTAGATTTTCCTTCGTTCCATTGTTACTAATGGTATAATCAGTCTTATATCCCATCCACGCCCATTCTGAATAATGGACATCTGGTTTTATTCCTGTGTCACCATTATTATACATTGTTGCATGAATATACCATTCTGGTATTGCGCCTCTTTGTATTTCTACAATCTTGCCGCCCATCTTGTGAATGGAATCAATCTCGTTTGGAAATCTAACATCTGTAATTACATAGTCATGATTTAGTTTTATTCTTCTTTCCAAACAAGCAACCCAGAAATCTGTATGAATGCAATCGCGCATACATTCAGTTCCTATTATTTGTAGAATGTATCTTGGTGTTATATCTTTACCAAATCTTTCAGACCACCATGGATCTTTACTTTCGCGAAACTCCCTAGACTCTTGTGTATCACCTTCCAATAAATGACGAGGCCAGCCAAATAGACTTGCGGTAATGTCCTTAAGAGGAGTAGCGAAAGATTCGGTGAAGAATCCTCGCTGCGCCAATATTTCACCCGCAGTACCTTTGCCTGAGCCAATGGTACCAACGAATCCTATGATCATATGCGTCCTGTATACTGAGCAATCTTAGATAGATCGCCAGTAAACGCAAATGTTCCGACATGTTGTGTCTTCATCCAAGGACACAGCCAAATCTTGATACCGATCTTGCGAGACATCTGACAGAAGAAATAATCTTCCGACAAATATCTCTCCGATGATCCTGGTGCATTTGGACCACGATCAATGATCGTATCAAAATACGCATGAATGTAGCGAGATCCGTCAAAGTGCTTTTGACCGACATGATCTGGCTTATAACGATATTCTGGAAATGCGTCTTCAAATTTCTTGAAGACTTCACGCTTGATCATCATGAAACCTGTACCGATTTCCATGACTTCAAGAGGTTCAGTAATTGAAAACTGCTTTGTTCCGGCTACTGGATTGAAAACGAATTCACCAATCAATCCATCAAGTTCGCCCGGAGAAATATCAGGCTTGTTCTTAACGGCCTGTGCGACATTACCCCAATTAATCGACTTCTTGGGATATGGTCCACCAATAATTTCTTTATCTAGAGCAAGAAGAGTTACAACATCTTGTGGATTGAAATGAATGTCAGAATCCAAAAACAAGAGATGCGTAAATCCTTCATTACGAAGAAATTCATCAGTAAGATAATTTCTTGCGCGCGTAATCAAAGACTCATTGAATAGAAATGAAAACTTGGCTTCAACGCCATATTGATTTAGAATAGCTTGTAGATCCAAGCAGGACTTCATGTAAAGTCCATTTGCCATACCACCGTACATTGGTGTGGCGATAAACAATTTTCTTTTTCTTAGTTCGTCAACTGATATAGAAATTTCCATAGTATACTCCACTCAAAAAGATAATTACTAAACCATACTCCTATTTAGTTAGCAAATATAAAGAAGGGGAAGATTTCTCTTCCCCTTCAATAGGCTCAACCTATACTAGACTCAGGCAGAACGACGAGTCTTGGTCTTGCGAGCAGCAGCCTTCATGGCCTTGGTAGGAGTACCAAGACGATAAACGCGAACAGTGCTGCCATCGCCACGACGCTTCAGGTTCGTGTAGATTGCGTGACCGTCCTGACGCAGCTCATGAATGCGCTGCGCAACGTTCTTGATACCAAAACGATTGCGACCCTGTGCAACCGAAAAGGTATTGTACGATGAGTTGCCCTTCAGAACCGAAAGCATACGAGCCTTAGCAGAAATCTTAGCCATATATAACACTCCATAACAAAAGGTTGCATCGAAAAAACGGAGCGGCGAGCAACCAAATACGCCGCTCCATTATTCAGTATTATATCAATACCGAATTGGTTTGTCAAGCATTAAAACACAATCTCGTTAGCCTGCTTGATCTTATCTTCAAGAGATACGTCCGTCGTTGCGGTAGACGTTTCCGTATTAGCAACAACAGGAGCATTAGCCTCTGCATCAATCTTTGTATACAGATCCATGAACGAAGTCTTGGTGTCAACATCAAAACGATTCAGACACAGACGAATTGCCTTCATGCGATCACGACTGAAGATCTTGTATGCATCGCAAATATGCACAAGACGACGAGTGGAAATAATCTCGGTCGTGCCGCCATCGTAATAGGTACGACGAATTGCATCTGCCCACTTGATAAGCAACTCAACAAAGGTCTTGTCATCCTCCGTACGATCCAGAAGATTATGTAGAATCTTCTTCTCGGTTACGGCAGGCGGATACTCCTGCTCCATCGTGATAGAGAAACGTTCCA